CAACTGCAATGGTTCCTGAACTAGGCGAGATTACGCCCCCAGAATTTGTGTCTACTGCCAATATGGCTGCAGATTTAGCAGAGGAAGGCAGAGCTTACGACCAATCTGTAGAAGCGGCTACTTCACTATACAGAAACATGTTAATGGGTAAACCTTTACCAAGTGGATTAACTGAAGAAAGAGTTACTAATAATATTATTGAAAAACTAGGTGTTGATGCTTTACGTGAAATTCAGTCTAGTGTACGCCCGGATATGGTAAGTCCCTACGGCTTACAACTTCCAAATGCTGCGTTACAGAATGTAGATAGAGAACTCTACAGGATGCCGCAAGAAGAACGAGAAAGATTTGAGCGTTTAAAGTTATCTGAGCCGGGAAGTCAGATGACAACGGAAGAACAGATTCAAAAACGTAAAGAGTTAGCGTCTAATTATCAAGTTCCTAAAATTTTATCTGATCCTCGTAGTCCTACCGTTGATCAACCACCAATTGCTCCTATTGGAGCTACACCTACAGCATTTACTGATCAACCTCCTATATCTGGTCCTTTACAGTATGATATGTTTGGTAATCAAAAATCAAGTATTGCCTCACGTAAAGAAACAGATAAAGAGTTACTAGATTCTTCTAAAGACGCAAATAGAGAAGTTTTTTTTGATCAAGTGGATAAACTACTTAGCGAAGGAAGTCAACGTGAGCCACTTTCTGATGTCGATCCTAATTTACAATTAGAGTCAGCGCCTTCTTTTGCTCCTAAACTAAGTGCTGTACCTCAGTCTACATCACAGCCTTCTGGACCTTTTTTAAACATACCTCGAAATTTAGGTAGAGGAACTACCTTAGAAGAAGCTCAATTAGCAGCTATGGAAAAAGGATATGTTCCACCACCCAATGTAGATGTAGTACCACCTATTCCTGTAACTAATTTAGATTTAAGACCACAAGCCAAACCAGTTACTATTTCTCAACCTGCTATCTCAGAACAAACAGACCCTAATCAATTTAGAGTCGGTACAGCTGGTACAAATGTGGATACTAGTACCCTTGCTGGTATCAGTGCCGCTTCAGGTCCAGATGCTTTTGACCCTAGAAATTTGGGTGGCTCAGAGGGTTATGGTAGTATTGCTCAACAAACACAACAGGCGTTTGATACAAGTGTATATACACAACCAGATGTTATACTACCTAAAATGCCTAAAGTAGGTGTTCCTACAAGTAGGTTAGATACTAAGGGACTTACACCTGAACGTGTACAACCAGCTGGTGATCCTGCGCAGCAAACATTTAACCAAGCATTTGCCGCTAATCGTAAGGCAGGTGCAAAAGAGTTTAGTTACGACAGAGACGGTGATGGTGTAAAAGAAAGATACACTACGCAAACTGCTGAAGAAGCTGCACCTGCAGGTACTAATACGTTTATTCAAAGTGCTAAAAATTTACTTACGCCCTTTGATAACAAAGAGTACGTAGGGGGTAAACTTGTTACTACTAAAAAAGATAGGGATACTTCTAAGTCTACTTCTAAAGCAAAAGCTCCTAGTGCAAAAGTTAAAGATCAAGTAACTACTAGCTCCGGCAACAAAGTTACTGTAGAAACTAAACCATCTAGTAATAAAACTGAAGGTGCCGTTAGTGCTGGTGGTCAGTACGCAGGTGATGGTTTTGAGTGGGTGTCAAAAAAGAATGCAGATGGAACCCCTGCACTTAACAAAAATGGCGGCAAGCAACTTACTCGTACATATACTGGAGTTAATAAAAACACTACTGGTAGTAACGATACATCTAGCGCATCCAGTGATAAGTCAATTGTTTGTACGGAAATGTATCGGCAGACACAGCTTGCAGATTGGCAACAGGCTATGAAAATATGGCATGTCTATCAAGAAAAGCACTTGACAATGTATCACCAAGTAGGTTACCATTGGTTATTCCAACCATATGTTAAAGGTATGAAGAATAGTTCTATATTAACTAAGCTAGGTTCTAAACTAGCAAAGCATAGAACACAACACCTACGTTATGTACTTACTAAAGGTAAGGCTAAAGATGATATATTAGGTAATATATGGTGTAAGTTTATACATCCTCTAGTATACGTAGCTGGTGTTATTAAAGAAAAGATAGGCAAGTAAATGGCAGAAAAA